GTGCCGATAAAGCAGCCGTCAGCCATCAGCAGTGGACGCACGCGGCCTACAATGTCCCGCCACGCGCTCGAGTGCTCCAGCACCTCACAGCACACCACAACGTCAAACGCGGCATCTGAATCCCAGTCGAGGAAATCACAGACGACATCGACGTTTGGGCCGCGCTGCCGGTCGATACCCAGCCAGCGGGCGTTTGGCCAGTGGACTCGCGCGGTCCCGTTGATATTCAGGGATCCGATCTCCAGCACCTGCAGCGGTTGTGTTGATCCGTAACGCGAAATCCACTGGTCAGCCTCAGCGTGCACGTTCGTTCTCCTGCAGGACGTACTTGATGTGTGGGCTTCGGTGCTCATGATAGTTGCCGCTGGGAATGCCAGATGGTTCACAGGCTCGCACAATCGCCCGAAGGTTGCAGTGGAATCTGTCGCTGTCAATCCGCCGCAGGAGCTTGCGCCGGTATCGCGGGAGGGTCGAGGTTGCCGCGTCGCCGTGGCGTACCCAGATCCAGCCGGGGGCTTCGCTGACAATGCGACTGGGCCACGTCGTCGGGATCTCCCAGTGCCGTATCTGATGAGGGTCTTCGGCAGCGTTCGTGCATAACGTCGGAAACTGATTGCCCGGGTGTCGCAACAGGTGGATTTGCTCACGCCAGAATGTGTAGCCGACCGGCCACAATAACGCCTCCCGCGTCTCCCGTGCGGTCGCCTGAATCGACTCGCAAAAATCGATAGCCAGCACGTCGTCATCGTCCATTCTGGAAACCAGCTTCCAGCCGTCCGGCAACTCCCAATTTTCTTTGTACAGCCGCCATTCCGGCCGTTCGATAAACCGAACTTCGCAGCCCGTTGAAAGAAACATTTCGCGCCGCGCGTCGAGATGTGCATCATCAGGGCAGACGGCAACATGAACGATAGGCTTCGCTTGCTGCGTTCGCAATGCCACCGCGCACGTGTGGCGAGTGATCTCAAGCCGCCTCGCTGACAGCTCCGCTCGGTCCGCCGGATAGGCAGACTGAATGATGATAATATGCCGCATCACTTGCCCTGCGCCTCCATAACTGCCCGGTGTGTATGCGGTGGCCTTCGCTTAACCGCTCGCTGCCGGTTGCCTCGATTCACTCGCTTGAACTCTGGCCGGTAGCCGCTGGTAATTGTCTCCCCGCTCGCGGGTTGTGGCAAGCGCCTTTCAAGAAACTGCCTCATTGCTGGCGTCCAGCACTGCGCGAGGTGGTTCATCACCGACGCCCCGGCGGTTGCTCGCTCGATATCCTGCGGGTTGCGTGCGTCCGTCAGCCGTGCGAAGAATGGCCGCGTTCCCCATGGCTTGCCACGGTATTCGTTGCCGTAAAGCACTTCCCAGAGCATTGTGTTCTGCCGCAACTGGTAGACGTCAAACAACTGCCGAAGCTTTGTTTTTTCGACCGTGTGCGGCAGGTGCGTTGCGTAGTCAAACTGTGTTTTGCCGCGGCCGGCCAAGGCTTTCATCGTGTTGCTTTTTCGCCGCTGCCAGCTGTTGCCGCGGGACTCCTGCCACCGCCATGCGCGGGGCGCGTCGAGGTCGTCCCATGCGACGGGCTTCAGCAAATACACGTCGTCCATCATCCAGACGAATTCGCTGTCGATCTCGCCGTGCGTGGCCATCGTCCACATTTTGCTCAGCATGTCGCGATAGGGGCGATTTGAATTGTCAGCAGTTACCCGCGGACAGGGTATAACGTGACCGTGAAACCAGTCCGGGCGGTCTCCAACAATTGTGATTTTTGACGTGCCGCGGTAGTTGGCTTCAGCGGATCGGATCGAGAATCGCAGTTCATCGCCGTTGGCTCCGCCCGCCCAGTAGGGCCAGACGAATTGGGTTGCTGTGTCTCTGGCCTTAAACGTGCCACACCCACCACAGGATCGAGGTTGTGGGGTGTACTCGCCGCGGTGGTACTGGGTGATCTGTAGCCGCTCGGTCTGGGCAAAGAAATCCGGCTCGCGCCTGAATGGACAGTAGCCGCACAACTCGACCGGGACCGCGCCGCGGTGCATGAGGTCTTTTGTGTTTGTGCACCGGCACTGCTGGCCGTCGATCTTGCCGCGGTATATGCAGGGCTTCATGCTGGCACCGCCGTACAAGTAGCATGCTCAGGCAAGCCGAGGTCAATCGCGGACAATCGCACTTGATCGCACGGCGAACCAAACGGCACGCCCTGCCGATCCCAATTCGATCCCGTCCAGATTGCGGGATTGTTTTTGAAGGCCCATATGCCACGAAATCGCATCGGCCGAAGACACTCCACGCCCTGCCCAAGATCAATTTGCTGGTTTCCTGCGTCATCAACCAGCAGATATTCGGCCTGAAATGCCGTGCCGCCAAAAAAAACTCTCAGCAGCCCACGGACCGTGGTTGGTGTTAGGCGCTCCAACTCAAACATCACTCGCGGCTCACGAGTGTCCTCACATTCCACTTTCGGGAACAGCGGAAATGGTTGCGGCACGCGCACTTCTCGACGCGACACTTCATTGCTGGTCCATCGGCACGTCGTAAACTCAAACGGCCTTGGCACTCGCTTATATAGTCGATACTTTTTCTGCGTGCTGTAGGAAGCACAACACGGCCGTGGCGGAAACGCATTCTGCGCCTTTCCGGTGTAGTTCCACTCAAACTCCAGAACTGCAGGAGCGATGCCAAATCGGCACGGAACACAGTCAACTACCGGCACTTGTGGCGGCCCCGCACTATCAACGCTCTGGCTGGCGGACTCGCCTTGCACGCTGCCGCCGTAACTGCTCGCAAAAGACTCGCTTGATGCCTCGGGAGTGCAATGACAGCCGCACCACAAAAACATGCCGTCACCTTATGGAGGGGTTGGAAAGCCGGGTGCGGTAATGCTGCCCAGCGTTGGCTCGGCAGATTCAAACCCGCCCGCGCTGTAAATGCTCATCGAACCACTCTCCGGCGAACAATCCGCCTTGTAGGGCTGCCACTCGCCGTCGATGTATTCGATGCCGATCACGGTGCCGTTGTCCAGGCTGATATTCTCAAAACGATTAACGACGGCAACCTCTTCGTTCGTAAGAATGTAGTCGCTGCCTCCTGGCTCTTTGCGCGCCAGTAGCGCGGGTGCCGTTGACGGATCTCGCATCCAGTCCACAGCGGCCAGCAGGTCAGCCTGCAAAACCGCAATCCGGCGATTATCACGGGGTCCGCCATACTGACGGCGTTGCGGCTCACTGCTGCGAATTCTTCGCGTATGCTCGCGGATCATCTGTTGCAGTTGGGCGATAGCCTTCGGCCCAAGTAGGATTCCGTCTGCCATAGGTCACGTCAGCGGCAAGGTTGAAAATGTGCGGGTTTTGTAGACGTTAAACGATCGAAACACGCAATTGACAGGCGACGGGTTTTCCAATGGAATCCCGGCCCCATTCAGTGGATACGGAGCCGAGGGCAGTTGCCCGTTGATGGTGATTGGCTGCCGCTTCGTTGCGTCGAGCGGATCTTTGCGATTGTAGCCAGCGTCCAGAATGTCAAGCGCCCACCCATCCCGCTGCAGGTGAATGGTAAAATTGACGGTCCGAAAAACCGTCGCGTTTCGCCGCTGCTTTGGCCCAACCGTCACCGCCTGCATCTTGGCTTTGCCCACGCCGATTGAAATACCGTCAATGGTAAACGTGTCGCTGTTGATAGCGTCTTGGTAATCAAGAATCCACGATGGAACTGCGGCAAGGTTTTTGGAGACCGTGACGACGCGGCGGCTATCGTCGATCATGGCCGGAGGGTCGAACAGATCGCCTGCGGAATTCACAATGAGTTTGCCGTCGCGGTCCACCACGGCAACTTTCTGAAACTGCTCTGAACCCCAGTTGATTTCCGCAGCGTCGTCCGTTGGGTTGTCGTCGATCTGCCTTTCGTCGGAGTAGGTGACCGTGGCTATCCAGCCCTTCCACGGGTTGTTATTCTCAACGCGGATGCTCACGACGAAGGCGTTTACGTTGCTCGGATGTGTATTGCCGATGATTGGCAAACTGGCATGGCTGCCGACTGTATGCTCGTTGTCGGATTCGTTGTCGGTCTCCAGCTTAAACCGTCGCTCGTAGGTGCGCACACCTTTTGCGTTTGTGGCACTGCGACCGGATGGATCTTCGCCGAGGAAGTAAACAGTCATTCCTGAAACGCTCCAAACAGCTTCACGGGCGGGCCGCTCTTTATCAAGTCCACAAGATCAAATAGCGGCTTCTTCAGCACCTTGGTTTGGTCTTTTGTGGCCTGAACCACCGGATCCGCGCGTTGCATCATTGCCTGCACAATTGCTGAATAAGCATCGGCTGAACCTCGCTGCAATGCTCCGGCGGTTTTCTTCTCCACGTCCGCGACGTCACGCTCACCACCACCACCAAACAGACCGGCGATTTTATTCGCGGCCATCACGCCGCCGAAAACCTTGTCATTGAAGAACTGTTGCAGCCCCGCCATTACGGGGGCTGCATCGCCCTTGAGGTTTGCAAAGAATTCGCCGAGTCCGGCCGCTGCCTTTTGGCCTGCTCCCGGCGGTGGTGGCGGCAGCTTTGGCTCTGCGGCTGGGGCTGCGGGTTTTGGCTTTAACTGCCCAATCAACGCGCCCAGTCGCTGCTCTGCCTCCAGCAGTCCTGCGGGTCGCGGATTTGCTCCCACACCGCCAAACATCTGCCCGAAGAGGCGGTTGGCTGCTGCCCCGGCGGTTGCCGGATTGAGCAACTGCCCAATTTCAAAGCCGACTTTTGCCGTCGCAGAAAGCATTTCGCCCAGCATGACCTGCCACTTAGCCTTGATAGCCTCCGTCGCAACATCCACCGCAGCAATTAGCAAATCTTTGACGAATGCGACTTTGTCAGCAATGCCCATAAACGCTTGAATAACGCCGTTAAGTTCCTTCAACAGCGCCGTAACCATCGGCCGCATTTGCTCGCCGATCGCTGTGGCTGCAATCAGGATGTTGTTCTTGAGTTGTGCAAACTGCCCGGCAAGACCCTTGCTTAGCTCGTCCGTCATGCCCGCAAACGCGCCGCCTGCAGTAGCGACTGCATACAAGGCTTCGCGGATGTCATAAAACGTAACGCGGCCGTTTTCCATTGCCTTCGATAAGTCGCCAAACTTCGCCGTCAACTCAGGGACGACATTGATGCCCCGCCGCTGCAATTGCAAAACGTCCTGCATTGCGATTGTGCCTTGGCTTCGGAACGTGGCAAAAATGTCCGTCAGCTCCGTAATTGATTGCCCAGACCCTGCGGCCAAATTCGCCAGCACCTGCATATCACCAATCAACTCGCCGACCGGCGTTTGCACAGCGAGCAACTGCGTAGCAGCACTCCGAATGTCCATCTTGTCGAACGGCACCGTCAAGGCGAAGGCGTTAAGGTCTTCCACCAGCTTTGCCGCCACCGCCGCGTCTTTGGTGAGAACACGCATTCGCATCTGAAGTGTTTCGGCGTCTGCCGCCAGCTTCAGCATGCCGCCAACTGCTGCAACGGCACCCAGCCCAGAGAACGCCAGTTTAAGGGGCGTCATCGCTGAAGACACAAAGTTTTTCAACGCCGAGGCGGTCTTTTTCGCGACTGCCTCCAAGGTCTTCAACGGGCTGAGAAGCGCCCTCACCGGCGCCAACATCATCGAAAACGCAGCGGAGACCCATCGCCCCGCAGTCCCCAGCAGTCGCAGCGCCATTTGCCCAGTGCGTGCGGCAAGGCCGATGCCAAACAGCACAGCCGCCACGGCTTTAACTTTGGGCGGAAGCATTCCGAGGATTGCTTGCGTCAGCTTAATCTGCAACTGAAACGCCTTGAAATACGTCCACAGCATGAATACGCCGCTACCAAGGCTGATGATCGGCCCGAGCACCATTCCCACGGCCCTCGCAAACACCATGAACGCCGAACCCAGCACCCGAAACGGCATTAAGACCATGCCGATGCTCCGGGCCAGGAGGCGAAACGGTGCCAGCAGAACGCGAATACCGTCTGCAATAACCCCAAATGCCCACGCCAGTGATTCCAGCGTTCGTCGCAATGCGATTGCAGCAACCACGACGGCGTGCATTTGATGCGAAACAACGGCAGTCCCTTTGGCTACCGTTGCCGCGTTTTTCGTCAACGCCAGCAACCCTGTTGAGGCCACGGTAGTTGCTGCCGATGCCTGATGTGTCAACTGCTCAAATCTGCGGGCCTGCTCTGCTGCCATCTGTGTGGCAGCTTGCAGGTCGGTCATCTTCACCGCTGCCTCTTGCAATTGCTGCACAGTGTCACGACCGACGGTCAAAACGTCGAGAGCATGAGCGGCTTCCGCGGCTTTGGTGGCTCCCGCGCCAAACTGTGCCATCGCCTGCTGACTGCGTGCAATGGCCGCAGTAAACTGCTGCGTGTTCGCCTGCAGATTAACGACGAGGCTGCCCATGCTGGCCATCAGGTGCCCCCAATCAACTTGTGAATGTGCCCGAGGATTGCCGTGCGGCTCTGGTCAACTGTCAGTGGTTTCGCTTCTGGCCGCGGTAGCCAGGGCGCAAAATCTGCCGCCCGCATTTCCGAGCCAACAAACGCTGCCAGCAGTTCCCCGATTCTTGCCAAGATCATTTCGGCACCTCGCCAACCTATTGGCTCCACACAATCCAGCGCCTGAATTTCGTGCCATCGTTGCGGCGTCAGCGAGTCCAGCAACCAATCGGCAGACGGGATGCCTGCCACCATTGCCACACGCCACGCCAGACGCCTCTCGGCGTCGTCCCTTAGTTTCCCACCGTGGCGTCTATGTCCGCCTGCGTAAACCCGCTGAGACGTTGGCAGACATTCACGATTCGTTCAAGAATTGCCGCCTGCTTTTTGCCCAAAGCCTCGACGTCATCCGGCTTGAAAATCGGCTGTCCGGCGTCGTCTTTGCAGCAGGCCAAAACCAGCCGCTGCCGAAACTCCAGCACACGAGCCTCGATGCTTTTGCCCTCTTTGGTGGTAAACTGCCGCTCAAACTTCGTTCGCTCGTTTGCCGTCATCCCCCACACAGGGATCACAACGCCATCGCCAAATTCTGGTAATAGCACGTCCTCGCGGGTCGCCTCATTGCCCTGCGTCAAAAAAGCCTCACGCGGAATCACTTGTCTCATCACTCGCCCCTTTTGCGTTTGGCCCTGGAATCCAGGCGCCTGCCTCGTCGTAACCGATCATTTCGCCCCTGCGAAATGCCTCCCGGTCTTCTGGCTCAATCCCTCTTGCGAGCATCTCCCGCGCCAGCAAGACACGTTCTCGATTCTGCCGCCAATTGCCGACGGCCGTTTCTGCTTCGTCGTCTGCAGGCTCCGCATCGCCATTGCCAACCAGCAACTGCGCTTCACGCGCCTTAACATCAATGACGGTGCCCGGGCGCCAGAACAGCACACCACCAGCTCGTTTTTCGAGGCCGTCGTGCACTGTTCCCGGAGGCGCCGCGAGGTCGTTTCGGATCAGTTTGATTTTCATGTGGTGTACGCCAAAAGGCCAGTAAGCTTCAGCCCGACATCCGCTTTGAGGCCGTCGTTCATCGCGCCGGTAAACCCAAACGAAACCCCAGCGCTAGTGAAACTGCACGTTGCTGGTGTAGCGTCGGTAAACGTGATTGACCACACGCAGTCGGCCGGAGTGGTCAACAGGTCTGTGATTGCCTGATGTGCGGCCAGGTCCACGTCGTAAAACACGCTAAAGTTGAAGTTTCCGCCTTCAGTGTAGCCCGTCTGGCTATACTCTTTTCCGGCGCCGCTCGTGTCGATGGTCGTGGCGTCGTATGTCTCGGACTCCGCTCCGTCGTGGCTGAATTCGGTAATCTGTGCCACGGCAGTCAAAACCGTCGCAATCGTAATCTTAACCACAGTGCCCTTAACCCTAATCTTTGCCATGTGCTGCGCTCCTATGCGTGGCGTTTTGCGAACTTTGTGATTGCACGATTGAAAGCTGCCTGCATAGCCGCCTTCGCCCGCTGCTGTGATTTCATTTGCGCCTGCTTGGCAAAGTCGGCCTGTTGTGGTGGCAGAATACCGCGGCTTTGCGGCCGAGACCCAGACCGCAATCCGCCGCCTCGCCTTCGTTGAGCAAACCGCTCACCACTGCGAAACGAACCCAACACCCACCAGTGAAAATTGGCTGCTGAAATGCCGACCCCGCCCGCACGCCGTCCAACTACTGCCGACTGTGTGCGCTTACCGACGCCGACGCCCACCTTACCGCTGATAACCCGCCGATTTCCATTCCGGACGAACCGCATTCCGACTTCACGGCCCACATGCTCAACCTGTGGTTTCAGGTCTTGCCGCATCTGATCTGCGATGACGCCCATGCCTGCCGCAACCACTG